AGAAAGATATTGATGAAGTAGTAGAAGCATTAGAGCAAGTTAATAAAGAAGATGAAGGAACTATTGATCATGCTATAAAGATATTAGATAAGCTGAATGAGAAACAAGAAATAAATGAGGAAGAATCTACACCAGAACTTTCTAAGATTAGAAAAGAACTTGATGTTCTTAAACAGATTGTTAATACACAAGGTGGAGGTGGAGAAACTAGACTACAGTATCTTGATGATATTGTTGGTATTGCTACTAACCTTAGTGAGTATGATAATTTTGTTTTAACTTTAGATACAACTGGTCCTACTGGACAACCATTTATATTCAAACAAAGTGCTGCAGCAGGAGCTGGTGGTACTTGGGCAGTAGATTCTGAACCTGCATCAGAAGCAACTGGTATTCATACCACTAAAAATGTTGGTATAGGAACTACAGTTGCTAATGCTACTTTATGGGTAGAAGGAGATGCAAGAGTTACTGGTATTATAACTGCTGGTTTATTTGTTGGTGATGGTACTGGATTAACTGGTGTTGCATCTACTGATAATATTATAACTGGAACAGCAGCAACGTTTAATAATACAGTTAATTTCAATGCTCCTATTCTTGTTAATAATGGAGCTAGTTTAACAGGTGTTGTTACTGGGTTAAATGTTTCAGGAGTTTCTACTCTAGGTATTGTAACTGTAGGTACTACTGGAGCAGATTTAACAGGAACAATTAATGTTTCTGGTGCTTCTACTATTGCTAGTTTGAAAGTTAGTGATTTAGGTTCTGGTAGAGTTATTCTTGGTGGAACTGGAGGAGAATTAGAAGATAGTAATAATTTAAGGTTTGATGGTTCCACTCTTACTGTTACTGGTGGTGCTAGTTTTAGTGGTGATGTTTCTGTAGGTGGAACAATAACATATGAAGATGTAACTAATATTGATTCTGTTGGTCTTATTACTGCTAGAAATGGTATTAATGTAACAGGTGGGGTTTCCACTATAACCACAGGAACAGGACTAGGAACTGTTCATATTGGTACTGGTAATACGACAGTTATAATTGATGGTGATGCAAGAGTCTTAGGAATTCTTACAGTAGGTAGAGGATCTGTTACTATTGATGGTACTAATAATACTATTACTTCTGGTATTGTTACTATTACCAATTCTGAAATTATTCTTGGTGAAAATGTAACTATTAATGCATCTGCTACTGGTATTAACTCTGCACCTAATGTTTTATATGTTGCAAAAGATGGTAGTGATAGTAGTAATGGAACATCAATTGATAATGCATTCTTAACCATTGCTGGTGCTTGTGGAGTTGCTACTGCTGGATATACTATTAAAGTTCTTTCAGGAACTTATGCAGAAACAAATCCAATAGAAGTTCCTGCTAATGTTTCTATTGTTGGTGATGATCAAAGATCTGTATATGTAAGTGGAAGTACTGCACACAAAGATATTTTCTCAGTAAGGAAGGGTGTTAAATTAGCAAATATGACTTTCCAAAATCATATTGCACCTGCTGCTGCAGTTGGTTTCCCAACACATACAGTTGCTGAAAATGTAGGTGGTGGAGCATGGAAAGGACCATATGTTCAAAATTGTACTAGTAAGACTACAACAGGAACTGGAATAAGAGTTGATGGTGCTCAAGCAAGATCATTGAAAGCAATGAACGTTGATGCATTCACTCAGTATAATGAAGGTGGAGTAGGAGTTGCTATTACCAATAATGGATTTGCACAACTTGTTTCATTATTCACTATATGTTGTGATGAAGCAGTTACTTGTGATAAGGGAGGTCAAGCAGATATAGCAAACAGTAATTGTAGTTTTGGTACATATGGATTGGTTTCTAGAGGAGTTGGAAATATGGAATATAGTGGTATTGTTACTTCTACAGGAACAGTAGATACTAGTGAGATTTCTATTAGTGGATTAAGTACTACACCATATACTATTAGTAATTTTGTATATGATAATAATACAGGAGTTGCTACTGTTACTACTAGTGCTGCTCATGGATTCAATGTTGGAATGGGAGTATCTATTTCCGATATGACGTTGACTTGTTCTTATGGTACTAAAGTATATCCATATCAAAAGCCATATGTTTTTGAAATAGATGCAGTTCCTTCAACAACTACTTTTGCAATTAATGTAGGAGTATCTACTCTTGCTCATACTTATGATGATGGTGGTGGTAAAGCAGTTTTAGATATTGATAGACCTTATGATGGACAAGTTGCTTATTTTGATACTCTTTATTATGAGGTTAATAGGATTACAGTTACTAATGCAGGAGGTAGTTATACATCAACTCCAACTGTAACTATTGGTGCTCCAACAGGTCCTAATGGAGAAAGGGCTACTGCTTATGTTACTCTTGAGGATCAGAAAATAAAATCCATTACTATGATTAATGGAGGAAGTCAATATACTTCTGCTCCTAGTGTTACTATTAGTGGTGGTGGAGGTTCTGGTGGTGCTGCTACTGCGGGTGCTTACCCACTTTATTACACAATAAATAGTTCGACTCCTATTGTATCTGGAATATCAACATTAACACTTGGTAATAAACTATTAAGTACTGTTGGTGTTGGTTCAACTGCATACTTCTATCCTGCTAGTAGAATTATTGCTAGTTCTCATACTTTTGAATATGTTGGATCTGGTAATACTATTACTATGGCAACACCAAAACGTGGAGGGGTAACAGTTCAAGCAAATGAAGTTATTACTGAGGATGGTGGAAAAGTACTTTATACAAGTACAGACCAAGCTGGAAACTTCAGAATAGGTGATAATTTGCAAATTAACCAAGAGACAGGTACAATTAGTGGAAGAGCTTTCAGTAAGAGTTTGTTCTCGGAAATGACACCCTTTATTTTAGCACTTAGTTAATATGGCATTAGCACTCAATAGATTTCAAACAGAAACATTAGAAATAACTACTTCTAACCAGACTGCATATACTGCACCAACTGGTTATACTTCTATAGTTCTTTATGCTCATGTTACTAATGTAGGGGCTGCTGCAGCAACTGTAACTATGTCTCATGTTAGATCTAGTACTACTACTCAAATTATTAAAGAAGGGAATGTACCAGTTAATGATGCATTCATACCTATGGATGGTAAATTAGTTCTAGAGACTAGTGATTCTATACAGGTTTCAGGAAGTGCTAATAGCACTTTAAAACTTATCCTAAGTATTTTAGAGACAGCAAATGCCTAGACTTATCAGCGTAGTTAATAGATTTGGTGCTGTCGGTATTCAGAGCGATGGTACTAAACTTAGCGATGGAACTGAACTTAATTTTCAAAGTAATAGAGTTGAAGTTCAGGCTGGTATAGCAACTGTTTACTCAGATCCATTGACTATAGTTGGTTTATAGATAAATATTAAAAAAGTGTCTGAGAAAGATGGCAAGTCCTATTGTTAAAAAAGTATTAGATAGACTCGAAGGAGAAAAGGAATTAAAAATCCTAGAATCTAATAATGAAATCAAACAACCAAAGCTTTGGGCAAGAGCAAAAGAATTAGCAGAGCAGAGACATAAAGTTTATAGTCCTGATGCTCATGGTTGGGCAATAAGATGGTATCAACAGAAGGGTGGAATATTTGAGTGTTTAGTTGTTGAACATCATGAAGAAATAGAAGAAGCAGCAACAACTAGAATTCCTGCTCAGAATGGAAATGTATATGAGTTAATGTATAGTTGGAGAGGAAAAACTTATTTCTGTAAGATGTTCTTCCCTCAACCAAATAAACCAAGTAAGAAAGAAGTACAGACAGCTTTGAATCAAGTTTATCCTAGTGCTATTTTAAGAAATTGTGTAATATCTGCTGTAAATTATGGAGACCCATATATCCATGTAGGTCAAGGAGACGGATTTACTGGTAACGCTACTGGTTATTAATCTGGAGTTTTAAATTATGAGTTCTGCTGACATATATCTGGGTAATCCCAATTTAAAAAAGGCGAATACCCAAGTTGAATTTACAAAAGAGAATATTGAGGAGTTCATTAAGTGTAAGGAAGACCCTGTATACTTTGCAATGAACTACGTCAAGATTGTGACGTTGGATGAAGGTTTGATGCCTTTTCAACCATATCATTTTCAAGAAAGATTAATTAATAATTTTCATCATAATAGATTTAACATTTGTAAGATGCCTCGTCAGACAGGTAAATCTACAACTGTTGTGGCGTTCTTACTTCATTATGCAGTTTTTAATGCTAGTGTGAATATTGGTATTCTTGCTAACAAAGCAGCAACTGCAAGAGAACTTTTAGGTAGATTACAGATTGCTTATGAGAATTTACCTAGATGGATGCAGCAAGGTATTATCTCTTGGAATAGAGGTTCACTGGAGTTAGAGAATGGATCTAAAATCTTGGCAGCTTCCACTTCTGCTAGTGCTGTTAGGGGTATGTCTTTCAACATACTCTTCTTGGA